ATCCTGACGCTGATAGTGTCCATAGTGGTTACTCCGCTTGGAGATGGGGCAACAAAAAACCCGCCGTAGCGGGTTCATGTCAGTTGGTTGGATTTACTTTTTGCCGTTGGCGTCTGCCATCTGCTGATAGCGTGGGTCATTCGGCCCTGGGAATTTGTGACTCTGGCCACGGTAATGCTGAAGTCGTTCACGGAAGTATTCACGCAGATGAGTCGGCTGCTCTTCTTCAACTTGCGCAGGAACAATCGGCATATTCATTCGCTCTTTGTACGCTACGCCTGAAGCAGCCAAATCTACGTTAACTTTCTCGCGCTCTTCCGGTGATTTATCCGCTATGTTGTATGACATCGCCCAATCCTATATCAGCTCAAAGTCATCATCGAACGTTGCAAAGTTTAGCTCTGCAGCGCGCATCTCGAGGATAAATTTGATGCCGTCATGTAGTGAAGTGGGCCGATCATACTCCAGAACGAAGCGATCGTGATAGGTGCGTCCTAGCCAGTAACCTCCGCCGTATTCCTTCAGTCGCTGGAAGAACACCCAGCCGCCTTCTTTGGGATACTCCAGCGTCTCGCCGCGGTAAACGACCTGATAGCCGCTGTCGTTTTTCGTAGTCATAACTCACACCATAAAAATACTGTTCATATATACAGTATAATTATGGTTGTCTGTTAGTCAATTCCCACCCTCCGGCACTGCTGGCGCTGGCGGGGCGGTGAGAGCTTCCATAAAATCGAGCATGGAGTATTCGACAGGAACCTCCATGCAGAACACACCGGGGCCGCCGATTGAAGCGATGCCCTGGCGGTCGCCGGTTCGGTTCACTGTTACATGCCAGCCATTCAGCGCCACCGGCTGCGCCTCCCGGTTAGCCAGGAGTTCGCGGGCCATTGCAGCAGCATCGCCGCACTGTACGTGGTCAGTTTCTACGATTTGGCGCAGATCGTCAGTCGTTAGTGTCATGCATCCCCCTGAATCCATCCATGCGTTGTGCTGCGGATAAGGCCTTTCTTGCGCAGCGCTTGCAGCCGGCGATCAAGAACACGGAATGCCTCATCGCTATCTTTTCCCTCGGCCCCGGCGATTGACGTGCAGTAACCGCGAACACACCCGCTATACAGCTCGACAAACTTAGTTGGCTCCGCATCAATCCGCCGCAAAATTGCCGCGTCCAGATTTTCGTATTTGCTCACTGCTCATCCCCCTCTACGGTTAAGCCAGCGGCGCGCAGCATGGCTATCGCGTCTTGCTTGTAGTTGAAAACGCCGTCAGACCATTGGTATCTGTCACCAGAAACTGATCGCCGCGTATCAGGCAACCGCACCGGCGTAGCCAGCCGCTTTTCTGCGTCGCCAAGCCGTCGGCCTAACCCGGCGTTTGTCTTCTCCAGCGAGTCGATTCTGTCTTGCTGCTGATTTATATGGTCGTCCTGTGATTTATTGGCACTTTCCAGCTCGGCGATGCGCGTATCGCGAGCGTAAATGACGCTTTCTAGCGATGCCGACTTGCGCCGCTCTGTGTCTACATCTGCCTGGAGTTGAATAACCCACCGTGCCAGCTCGCCTTTTTCATCACGGCGCAGGCTCAGATCTTCGAGTAGATATTTATCGATCATCACAGCTCCCATTGCGCAGATCACCAGCAAAAGACAAAGCCTCTTGGCTCGCAGTGGCCCAATGCCGCTGCGCTTCACAATCTGGGAAAGTTTCGTCACTAGCCCATGATTTGAATGCGGCTGCCAGCTTCTCTACACCTCTGACCTCCGCCTCTGCTATGCACTTATCCTTCGCTTCCAGCTCTGCCAGAAGGGCGGAGAATAGTTCGGACGTTTCCTTCAGCCTCTCTACAGTCAGGCAGCTCACGCGCTCGTATGTGCAGTTTGCCAGCTGCGACCAGTTATAAAATGAGTTAGCCGCTTTTCTGGCGTTGTTGCTCAGTTCGCTCAGCTTCTCAGTGCTCATAATGCTTTCTCCTGGGCCTCGGCCTGTCGTGCGCGTTTTGATGGCTTAATTCGCCAATAAGTCAAAAACACATTTTCGCCACTAAAAAACATGCGATTGCTAATCCAGCGCCTCATACCAAATAATTGTCGCGCCGCTCTGTTGCTCTTACGCTTAGCCACGATCCACCTCCCTAGCGCTGTCACCGGTCTGTTTCGGGAGCCCGTCATAAACCTCTGACAGGTGCCCGCGAATCTGCATGCGGCGCAGTGCGCTGTACATGTAATCGCACTCAGCCTGCTTGTTGGCGCGGAACGGCTTATTCTTGTTCGTGCACCACATCGCGTTACCCGGCCAGCCATGAACCTTATAAACGCGTCCGCCTTTGACATTCAGCAGACCCCAGCCCTCTGGCAGCTCATCGATGCGGATCAGCCCAGGCTCGCAGATGAAGAAGCGCCAATCCCCCATGCCGAGCTCAGGTTGAATGCGGAACCGCTTTTTCCGGTCGGCGAGGAAGTCACCGCGTGAGCACTTGGCTTCGATCAGGCAGGATGCCAGATTACGGAACCCGATTGCGTCAGGCTGTTCGCCGGTGGAGACAGCGGCAACAAAGCGATCATGGAAAGCGACCGAAAAACCGTTATTGCGCAGGAATCGCTCGGCAATCAGGCAAAGCTCGCTGTGTGTCAGTGCTGGCTTCAGTTCATTTGCTGGCATCACGCACCTCCCAGCACACACCAGCCTTAACCAATTGGCGGCAGTGAGTAATGATTTCTCGGCGGGTTACATCGCCAAGGCGCCACGGCGAATAGAATGGGGATTCGTCAACGGAATCGAAATTTTCCCAGCCTGCAGCATCGTGGGCTTTACCGATTCCATCCCAGTCAGTGGTTTGCAAAATCAGTGCATCGTGCAGCAGATAAAACGCATCGTAACTGTCAGCCTCACCCCAATAATCAACAGTGGTTACTTGCCACTGGTCGAAATCAAGGCGGCATTCATAGCCACAACCAATTTCAAATGCATCGGCTGGATATTGACGCGGCATGAGCGCCATCAGCAGCCGCATCGCCTCGGTGCTGAATTTCTTCTCAATGCGAGACTTGCGGTTGTCGTATGGGCGCTCTTTCATTTGGCCTCCCGCAGCGCGGTGGCATATGTACGCAGCAGGTGAGAAATCACAGCAGTAGATGCGATCGTGTCCACGCTGAGAACTTGCGTCACTGCATCTTCAACGGCTTGCGCTTGGATGGCTGCAAGTGCTGCGTCAGTGGCCGGGGTTTTGTCTTCGTCTTCAATAATCTCCGCTACAACGTCATCGTGGTATGTGTCGATGTCATTGCGATGGACATCAACGAAATACCCCTCCACGGTAGATTCATGGCCGTGCAGATAGCCAAGATTGAACAGTTTTATGCTGCGAGCCTTCAGTTCCGCATTCTCCACAGCCAGCGCATCAGCGGTTTGATTGGCTGCGTGAGCGCGCTGAATAGCTTCTTGCTCACTGGACAGGGCGTTTCTCAGGCGAACCTCCAGCGCATCGTGCTTAGCCTTCAGTGCTTCATAGGTCAATACTTCGGTCATAGGTCATCCTTAGCCCGCACCACAGTATCAACTGGCAGGCATTCATAAGAAGAGGGGAGTTTTTGCGCGGCGATGTCAGCAGTACAGTTCTGGTAATCCGGGTAGATATAGCCAGCAGACTGGTAATTGCAGATATCCGCATCTGCTGAGCAGATGAGAAGAAATAGTCCGAACATTAGTTGTCTCAGTTTTTGGTTAGCCAGCCGTTGCGCCGGAGGTTTTCTAGCAAGCGTCTATCTCCGATTGACTCAACTGAGCGACCGGTTATTTCGGCTATCTGCTGGTTTGAATGGGTAAAAAAAAGAGCCAACTCTTGTTGGCTCCATTTGTCGCATGGCTTGATTAGATGCCGCCATTTTCGAAGCGGCTGCTTCTTGTTTCGGTAATGCAGCGAGGTTCCTCCGATGCGCCTTAGCTTCAACCGGCGAGCCTCTCTAATGACCGCGGACTCGCTTCGTTCAAGCTTCCTTGCGATGATTTCGACTTCCGTGTCTTTGGTTGCTTGCCGGAGATATTTTCTTTCGTATTCCTGCCAGCGCTCGGCCATAAACCACCTCGTCACTTGATGATTAATGATGGTTTACCAAGCTTTATCTGTGCGCCAGGAACGGCGATTCCTGCATCCAGTTGGTGCTTGATTGCCAGCTTATCTGGCTTGACGACTGTCTCATACTCAACGAATTCAATCGGCAGGATAGATGCATCAGTGATATCAACCTGACGGGATGGAACACGAACAGTTACTTGATGCAAGCCTGCTCTGATTGACTTCTTGCCAGCGGTTTCAAGCGATCTGGCTATGTACTCCTTGATGCTTGAAATTTTGTTTTCGACTACCAATGCTCTTTCCTGTAGTGACTTTGATTCATTCCTAAGAGCCTCAGCATAGAGCTGCTCGTTTTTGCAGATGGCAAGCAACTGCTCGACCTTATCAACGAGCTCGCCATCAATTCCTTCGATAGTGTCGGCGATCATGTCTGACTCTAAACCAGAATCCATGAGCTTTGCGTAGTCATTGGCGATGTCGTATAGCTTGCTCATGACGTTGCCCCTTCAAGCTGCGCCTTGCGCTCTGAATAGATGGCCTGAACATTCTGCTGAAGCTTCATGCCACGAGTTAACTTGAATGCATCAGCGAATAGTGGCTTGAGTTCATCCATGTTTTCTGACGATTCCATCTTCTGGCAGATTGCTTCTACCAGCACGTAAACCTCCTGCTTACGTGCATTCTCACCTTCGATAACTTCGCTTTCAGGCGTGTGTGGCATTACCGGCTCTTGGTGCATGCCTTCCTCTTCATTGAGGACGTGGATTGCATTATCCAAGCGCTCAGCACGCGGCCAGTATTTGCTTGCCCGCTTGACGATGGTCTTACGCGCCATTTCCGCCCAGAACGTCTTCCACGGGCCGTTCTTTGCCTTACTGGTGGCTTCGGTTGCCTTTATCTCTGCTAGGCTCATTTCCTCTGTGAGATAGTCTCCGTCAGGAGTCTTAACCGTGCAGTATCCGCCGACCACTTCACCGCGATCGCCGAAAGCGTTGTACTTATGAGTAGGCGCGCTATCCAGTCCATTCGATTCGTAGGTATCGTTCGAGTAAACCAGCTTGCACTGACCCCACTTAATCGACCCGGTAGCCTGAGCGAGATGAAGCAGACCCATATAGCTGATGTCGAGGCACACCATCCCATCGCGCGGAACGAGGTATGCCAGCTTGCTGGCTGGGTTAAGAGTGATGCCAATCGCAGCTACGTTGATAATCGCGTTCTGCGCGCTAGCCGGATTCCCGATCGCCGTTTTCGTCAGGAAATCATTCTTCTGGAAAAGCTGCATCGCGAACTGGCTTTCCTTAGCCCATGTAACTGATTGGTCAGTCAGCGCGCCGCTAAATAACGGCTCCTGCTGTTTCACGAATTCAATGATGCTGAAGCTCATCACGCTACCTCGTCGTATCTGTGTTTGTTCCGGTATATCTCGACAGCCCGCTCACGCTTCACAATCTCTGTCAGACAATCCCAAATTGCTTTGCTGGCTATCTCCTGAAACTCGGATGAGTCAGCAGCCAGCGCGAATACCTCGGCTTCACAGTGCGGAAGATGCTCTCTAAGCATTTTCTCCATGTAACCAATCCGCATCTGCTTATCGAGGCGCTCAACTTCTTCATAAACCGCTTCGTTATCTTCTTCGGTGAAATTCGATACGATGCGCTCAATTTCTACGGACTGTTGTGCGTTCATTTCGACCTCCAGGCTTGTTTAAGCTGAACCATAGCCATTGCCCACAATGCAGGACTGCGAAGCTTTATAGCGGCTCTGGCGGTGAACTGAGCGGTGTTGAATGGCTTGTTCATGGCTCGCCCCTTTGATTAAGTGTGTCTTTCAACCACCGGCCAATACAGCGCATACGGCGTGTGATGATTTCGAGTAAAGTTTCAGATTGAGCGCCCATGAGCGGGCACCCAGCGTAAGCAAGTTGCTGCATGGGTAACTCCTGATTGATAGGTATTCATTGCTGAACCAACTCGTAAATTGGCTTAGCGATGGGTAAAAAAATTGCCGCACAATGGCGGCCTAAAGGGTGTCGAGGCTTCTCTAAACATCATCAAGCTCACTATGTAATGAGCTTTGTGATGGTCAGTAGCCGCTGTATTCGCGCAGAGCTAACACTATATCTATGCATTATTCAGCGCTGACTCCATGTCTTCACAATCTCCCTCTTGAAGAATCTCAAGCCGGTTATGTAGTTTGCGCAGCATGTCTTGCTGCCATTCAAGGTCTTCACTTTCTGGAACTGAGTATTCACTCATCACATAACCCTCAATAATTTTCAAAATCAATCGCGTCAAAAAGATTGATATACTGCAAGGCTACATCTCGCATATCCCTAGCGGCAGCTATCTCTCCAATCGCCATGGCATTTATGTCTTTTAATGCATCTATGCATTTTTTTAGATTCTCATAAGAGTCTCGATAAAGATGATCCTCTACAATTCGCATCACATAACCCTCATCAATCCAATAACCACGCCACACCAGAAGAGGGCGCATGAAACCAACATCCAAAACCAAACCTTTCCTCTGAAGCTCATGCTTACCTCGCGGTAACTGATTTTGATTTGCGATGTCCGGCTGCAAACATCGCCACCTCTGGCAAGCAGCATGAGCCGCTATAAGCAGGCTTCTGTGCCGGTAACTCAACCCGGGTTAACTTCGCCCAGGCTTTGCTTAACTTCTTCGCTGTATCCGCATCTTCGCGGCGTTTTGCCATCACTTCACCTCGCTGGCGATAGCGACGTGTCTTGCTGTTTTCTTTCGCTGGCTTAACGATGATTGTTGTCATAACTACCTCCAGTAAGTGGCTTTGGTACGAGCGCCGGAACCTATTTCAATTCCCGGATTTCAAGTCGCTTCTCAGTCCGGCCCGATCGGTACTGCTAGGCCTAAGCTCCACGACACGCTCGTCCAAAGCCACTTAGCTTTGGTCTCCTACATTGGCAGGAGAAATTCCCATGATTGTTAAAGAGCGGTGCCTGACTTCCTGTCTGGCGCGGCTGATTGTCCCGGTTGCCGCATCGATGTGTCGTTTCGATGACTTCATTTAAAACCATGGTTGTATTTATGTCAACAACTGAAGTTGTAAGTATAGGCGTGGTTGTTTTAAGTGGTTGTTTTTGGTTGTATTAAAAGACGGAAATTTTTTGTGCAGGGAAGGGTTTAAGGTTAAAAAGTGTGATCTTGGAGGCGGGAAGCAGAAAAGCTCGGGTGATTACCGAGCTTGAGGTTGTTGCTCAAGGAAGAACTGCGTACCAGAAAACACGACCAATAATTTCAACTTCGTTAATATCCTTCTCCTCCGGCTCGTACTCGGCCGAATTGTAGCTTCTTAGGCTTATCCTATCCGGCCCAACACGATAAAGAACCCGGATGCGCTTCCATCCGTTCTGGTTGATGGCATAAAGCTTTCCATCAACTAGCTTCTTGTCGTTCGTGTTGACCGCTATCTCAGTACCGTCTGGTATGTTTGGCTCCATACTGTTGCCGCGAGCTGGGAAGCACAAAACTCCTTTGCCATCGGTACTAGCGCCAACCTGGCGCAGCGTGGCTTTGGAGAATCTCAATTTTTCCCCATCATATTGTTCTTCGTTATAACTTCCGTCCCCAGCGGCGAGCTCAATGTCTCGCAAAAAAGGCACCTCTACTTCATCCCTGAGCAAAGGGGTATTTCTATCCCATGATGCGCCAGCTTCCCACTCTTCAAGCGGCGGTGTAGCTGAATCAGGGTGGTGCTTTGAATAAGAGCTATCACTGTCATCCTTCATCGGCCCAGATTCTTCACTGAGCCATTCAGGACGAACATGCAATGCCCTGGCGATCTCCACGATTTTAGTCGACGTTTTTGCTTTTCCAGAAGCTAGCTTCTGTATTGCAGCCTGTGACACACCAACCAAATCGGCTAGTGCGGACTGCGTCAGGTTTGCGGCCAACATGGCGGCCTTCAATCTTTGAGCGAGAGTCATTTTCATATCCGAGAAAATACAACCTCGGTTATACGTGGTCAAACAACTATATTCTTGCCAAAATAAAACTATAGTTGTATATTATGACTTGAATACAACGGAGGTGGTTTTATGGAACCAGTTATCAACCAAGTAATTAAAACCGCCATCGCGATCGTCGGAACGCAGAAAAAGCTGGCGATCGCATGTGGCGTAAGTCAGTCGGCAGTGCAGAAGTGGTTGCACTGTAAGGCGAAAGTGGCTCCAGAGAACGTTGAATCCATCGTTCAGGCCACTGGAGGCAAGGTGCAGAACTATCAGATCCGACCAGACCTCCCAAATCTGTTTAAGCACCCAGAACAAGCAGCATAAGCACCACCGCTCTTTAACATCCCTAACCAGCTCCGCCAGTGTGGAGCATTTGAAGACTAAGCCGAGCTTAGTCGTGATTAATCATTTATCAACAAAGGAAGTATTACGTATGGACACTGCAAAAACACGCAATGACGCCCGTCGCATTGAAAGCTCATTGCTCAACAAGATAGCGCTGAAAGGCGTCACAAGTATTGCAGCTGCAGTAGGTGTTAACCCATCTCAAATCACACGCTGGAAAGAGTCTCTTATCCCTCGCATGGCGATGTTACTGGCCGTTCTGGAGTGGGGTATGGAAGACGAAGAAATGGCGGAGTTGGCTAAGCGCCTGGCTGGATATCTGTCACCAAAAGAAAACGCCCCGGAAGTTGCAGCTTTCGAGGCGTGATTGCGAAT